GCGGAAGTGTGCGTGGTATCGCGGTGCGGTTGTGGTGTGTCGTGTTGCGTGGTGTGGTATTATTGTGGTATCGGTTTCGATGAAAGGAAAAAATAAAATGAGTTTTATGAATCTTAAAGCATTGTCTAATTCAATCGATTTTAACGTGAATAGTATTTACGATGTGTTTGTGTATTTCGTTGATATTGCGTCCGATTGCTTAATCGAAACTCGGTTTGTCGATTGCATTGACGCATACGGGCTTAGGGATGTACTTGACGATGGCGTGTTTTACGTTCCGGGCGCAGTCTGTTTAGGCTACCGTATTAATCGGTGATTGAGAAAAAGGGGAATTGAGCATGTTTTGCAAGCGTAATACTTGTGATGTTGTTAAAGGTTATAGGGTACGTGGTGAGCAGCGTGTTAAACCTGTTGTTATGAATGCGAAGTGGTTTAAATGTGATTCGTATGTGTCGGATTATGTGTTTACGCATTGTCGTGATATGATTGATTTGATGCGGCGGGGGTTGTGGGCGGGGTGAGGTGTGGTGATGGCCTATTAGCTCAGTGGTTAGAGCGGCATTCTTATAAAATGTGCGTGCCGGGTTCAATTCTCGGATAGGCCACGTGATTGTGATATATTGGGTTATGGCATGTCGTTTGATGTGTCATGACCTTTTATTTGTGAGGTGTTTTGATGGATATTAGTTCGATTGTAACCGTTGTCGGAAGTGTTGGTTTTCCGATTGTTGCGTGTTGTGGTATGGCGTGGTTTATCGCCACGACGTTTAGTGATTTTAATGACTTGATGACAAAGAATAATGTGCTGACGGAAGAACTTATTGCATTGCTTAAGGATAACAAGGGGGATGCTGATGTCTCGAATATGGCGTAGCGCGTTAGCTTGTGTTTGTGCCTTAATGTTGATTGTTGCACCCTCGGCTAATGCGGATATGCGCGGTGTTGATGTGAGCAATTGGCAGTGTGATATTGACACGGGAGCGGTTGACGCTGATTTTATTGTGGCGGGTGCCACATGGGGTGTAGGCGGTTTCAACAACATGTGTTTGACCAATGGCGTGAATCAGGCCGCGAACTATCAGCTTGGGCGTGCAACGAATAGCGGCAAGAGTATCGGCGTATATCATTACGCAATGGGGCGCGACGCGAACGCGGAAGCTGACTTTTTCATAGATAATGTGCGCGGATACGTCGGTAACGCGGTGCTTGTTTTGGACTGGGAATCTCAGGATAATCCGCAGTTTGGTAACGGTGCGTGGGTTGAAACGTGGGTGCGCCACGTGCATGATCGCACACAGGTGTGGCCGATCGTCTATGTTCAAGCCTCAGCATTGGGGCAGCTTAGCGCGTTTGTGCGTGAGCATTGCGGCGTGTGGGTTGCGCAGTATGCGTCAATGGCTGTCACCGGGTATCAGGAAAGACCGTGGCTGTATGGCGCGTATGGTGAAGCCATGCGGCAGTATACGTCGAACGGATATGTGTCGGGTTATGCCGGACGATTGGACTTGAATTATTTCCGTGGTGAACGATGGCAGTGGGATGCATACGCGCATGGCGACGGTGCGAATATGTCCGCGCCGGAAACGAATATTGGTGGCAATGTCGCGCAGTCTGCTTGCGTGGTGGTGCTGTCGGGTGATACGTTGTCGGGTATTGCTGAGCGCACGGGCTTGTTGCCGTGGCAGTCGTGGCACGGGTACGCGTCGGGTAATCCGGCTGTGATTTATCCGGGTGAAACGGTGTGCTATGGCGGGGCTGTGCAGTCGAATGTGGCGCGTACGCATACTGTTGTGTCCGGTGAGTCTTTGTGGTCGATTTTCGGCGGTGATTGGGCGCGTGTTGCGTCGCTTAACGGTTTGTCTAATCCGAACTTGATTTATCCGGGGCAGATTTTGCGTTATTGAGAATCAATATCAATAATCGGCGTGTTGTTTTTTGCGCACGCCGATTTTTGTGCTATAAATACTTATGTCATCAAATAGGTGATAAAAAGATAGAAACGGATAATAAACATGCGAAAGATTCGTAAAGTAATCGCTGACAGCACCATAAGCTATTATGACAGGGACGGCGTAGCACAGACGTTCCATACTATCGGAAACGTTCGTAACGTTGAAATGGCTGTGAAGACGCTTATGGATGCCGGTATTGTTAACGTGTTGATTGACGATATTACTGTTGATAAGACCGTGTACGTTATGGACGTTGACACGTTCATCGAGCACGCCGAGCGCGTTGCAGATGACGTCACCGGCTCTGACGTTGATAACGACAACGACAACAACGAAATTGCATTCTGAAAGGAAGTGAAATGGACGAAGTAAACGAACCGATGAACGACACCACCGCGAACGAAACCGCACAGAACATTGCTGATAACTATCGTTACATTTGCACGATGGACAACAGCACGTTTGAGGGCAAGCGCGCGATCGTCAACGCACGTAACAGCGCGTTGTCGCTGAACGGACGCGGTGCGGAACCGTTGACGGTTGTTGGTGCCTATATCGCGCCGGGCGTGCGTTCTCAGACTGGACAGAAATGCGCGAACGTCTATCTTTTTGGAAAGGACGGCAACACGTATTTCAGCCAGTCACAGGGTATCTATCGCAGTGTGTTGGATATCTACGATATGTTCCCCGATTTCAACGCGCCGGACGGCATCACTGTTGTGGTCAAGCAGACACCGCTGGGCGGTGGCCGTTCCACGAAATCGCTTGAAATCAAGTAGTTCGGAATGAAACAAAAAAAGTGCCATACATGTTATGGCACTTTTTTTATAAGGTGGTGAACATGCCTAGAGAACATAAACAAGCGGACTTATTAACCGCGAAACGCAAGCGCGTGCGTCGCGCGATCAACAGTCTGAAAAAAAGCATTACCGGCACCATGCCCGAAAGCGAAGCGAACGCACGACGCGCTTATATACAACGGCTTGAAACGCAGTTGAAAAACACGTATGTCGGGCGTGTCCGTAATAACGGCATGCGTAATGAACTGTATCAGCGTGCGAACGAAACCGCCGATAAGCTCGTGCAACAGGTGAGAGGCGTGCGTGGCGGTAAAGGGCGTGCGAGAGAGCGCGCGCGTTCGTTCAACATCTTTCGAGAGGAAATGCGAATGGCATCCAAGGGAATGCCGAGCGCGTTGGGTGATCTCGGGCGGGAAAAAGTCAAGGTGTTTTGGCGATACACACAAAACATATGGCAGAAATCGAACGTTCCGCCGAACAAACGACTTGAAGCTATCATGAAAGCATACGACGCCGATTCGCTCAGTGAGCTTTTTGACACTATCATGCAACGAAACGAAAAGGCGTTGGAGTACGCCAAAAACATGAAAATGCATACAGGCAAATTGGAGGATTACACGGACGTTGACGGCGGAAGCCCGATATGGCTGTTAGCGGTTTCACCAGACGTGATACGATGAAAGAACGCAAGGCATTTAAGGTAGCGGCGATATTCGACACCGAAACAACGAACATTGGCGAGGGTGCCGAAACACGCGCGTATCCGATATTATACATTTTCAACGATTTGCGTAATACGCCACTGGAATCGTACACTCCCGATACGGACGATGTTCGTTTTTACCGCCACATGGCTGAAGCGCTGACATACATTGACGATCTTATCGAATATGGGCGCGCGCACGGTTATGTTCCGATTATCGCAGCTTATAACCTCATGTTCGATATGCAGACGCTTATGCTGGAATTGGCGCAGTCGTACAAGATTGAGGCTAACGCGCAAACCGCTACAAGCGTGTACACGCTCGATCTGCTTGTGAATGATACTGTGGTGTGTCGCTTTTGGGACACATTCTATCTTGAAATGGGCGGACTGCGCGCGATGGGCGAGACATGTGGTCTCCCGAAAGCGGTGGGAGACTGGGATTACTCACTTGTGCGCACGCCTGAAACACCGTTGACAGAAGAGGAAAAATTTTACGCACGTCGTGATGTGCAAGTGATACCTCAATACTTGCAATGGTTGCTACGCGCTAATCATTGGCTTACGTCTGATATGCTGGGGTGCCGCGTGCTTACCAAGACTTCGCTTGTGCGGCAGATGGCACGCCGTGAGATCGGCGGACGGCGAGTCACGTTGCAAGGTGGTAAGAAAATCACATTGCAACGCGCTTTCGAGATGACGTGCAATCAGGAATTTCCGAAGGATTACAAGTCTTATGCGCTGCGTAAGGCGTGTTTCCGTGGCGGTTTGACGTTTACGAGTGCTAAAACCGCTAGTGTTGTCGTGGATAACGTCGCGTCCTTGGACGTTACATCGATGCATCACGCATTCATTAATGGCCGACGTTTGCCGGTGAAATTTGCGGCAGCGCCTACGGATATTTTGCAAATCGTATGCGAACGCATTGTTAATACGTCGCTTGAAGATGTGTTACAGAATTATGATGATCCGTTTCTCACTGGATTGCATGCAGCGGTACGATTTACGAATCTCAGATTACGCGACAACACATGTTTCGATGTGTGGGGAATTGCAATATGTCCACGTTCCAAGTTTGTGAAAACATTGCAAGCGGACACCGATTATAGCAACAACGAACGTGCGAAAGCACAGGAAAACAGTGTTAGGGCGCATGGTTATGTTGACAGCGCCGTTAATCCAACGTATGCTTTCGGGAAATTGTATCGGGCGGACGAGTGCATATTGCATGTTAATGAGATTGAATTGTGGAACGTGGCGCAAGTGTACGAGTTTGACGAAATGCATGTATTGCATGGTGAAGCAACCACTAAGACGATTGTTCCGCCTGATTATGTGACCTTACAATCTAATATGTTGTTCGCACGGAAAACCGATGTGAAAAATCTGATTAAACGTTATCATGAGGGCACGGCGTACGTGGGCGAAATACCTGATTCAATCCCCGAGGGTATCGCACGCGACGCTAAGGCGGGTACATTGAGCATGAAATTTCTGCAATCTTATTACGGGTCTACTGTTAAGGGGCAATTTAATGGCATATATGGTACACAGGCACAGGACGTTATGAAAGCGGATTATCGCGTGACGGAAACCGGCGAACTTGAAGTCGATAAGACCACGGTGTGCACTCCTGAGAATTTTGCGAAAAAACGTCCGAAAACACCACGTGTTCTCTACACGTACGGAATGCGAATCGTAGCGGGCAGCAGAATGCACCTCTTGATAGCCATGATGCTGATATACCGTCATTTCGGCGCACGCGTAGTGGTTACGGGCGGCGATACCGATAGTCTGAAAATCAGTTGCGATGACGATGTGAGCGACGCGGAATTGCTGGACGCGCTCAAACCACTACATAACGCGATAGAAAACGCGATTAACCGCACCATGCGACGCGTCCGAAACACCGCAACCGACATGGCGTCAACGCTAGACCATATCGGAAAATTCGAGGTTGAGGACTGTGGCGGCGTTACGCGTTATGCCGAACATATGGAATTGTGGAATAAAGCACGCGTTAGTTTGGACAAGAACGAGCGTGTACATGTCACTTGCGCCGGACTCCCGCGGCCGGACGGTGCGTACACCATTGAAGATTTTATAGCCGATCTCATGCATGCAGGACACGATTTCGCGGAAACCGTACAAATATCGCTCGGTTATGACGTATTGGTAGATTATGAGATTTGCCACACGTTGCAACGTAACCGCCCGCATGTATGGGACAGGTACGTCGGCACCGTCACCGATTATCAGGGCGCGACATATCATGTTGACGCGCCAGAAGCAATAGCATTGTATCCGTCCGGCAGATGGCTAGGCGAATCGGATAAACAAGCTAACGGCGAGAATCTGACATACATACGAAACACGTATAATAGGAATGCGGAAACAACGCCCCGCGAACTTATTATGCGGGACGGCAAACCTATGATTGTGAGTATTGATGGCGAAATATTATTATGATCGGCTTAGAACACAGATATTGCCGCGCGACGCTGACGTAAATCTTATAATTGGCGCGCGTGGTCTCGGTAAAACGTACGGCGTGCGCCGGTACATGCTGGAGGATTATATTAAAAACAATATCTGTTTTGTTGAAGTCACACGGTACCGAGAGGAAAATAACGACGTGGCGGCAAAATATTTTGACAGGATAATAGAGGATAATATTTTTCCCGACTACGATTTTAGAGTACATAACAAGGTAGCTGAAATACGTCGTAATGGCGATAAAAATTGGCGGACATGTGGGTATTTCATCCCATTATCATTACAGCAGCAGAAGAAAAAAAGCACATATGTTAATGTACGTAATATTTGCATGGATGAAATTATTATAGACCCCGATGACGTGTACCACCATTATTTGCGTAACGAATATGAACAATTAGCCAATCTTGTAGACACCGTAACGCGCGAACGCGCCGACGATAACAAGCTACGTAAACCGCGAATCTTTTTATTAGGTAATGCGTGCGACGCATATAACCCGTATTTTAAACATTATGACGTTCCCTTAGAGCCCGAGTTTGGTTTGCAATGGCTTGACGGTAAAACGTGTATTTTCGATTATGTTGAAGCTGATAAATACGCTGAACAGAAAACGAAAAACACAGTCGCGGGGCGCATGATGAAAAATAACGATGATGTCACCGCTAAAAACAAATTCAAGCACTATAACACTGATTTTCTTGAAAAACCGCACAAACACGCTAAACTTACGTATGTCTTCCGTTGGTTGCTGCGCGAGTATGGCGTTTATGTTGATTTACGTTGTGGCTACGTTTTTGTATCCTCAAAATATGATGCGGGCGCGCATGTGCCATATTTCGCGATCACGACGAATGATAATAAACTTAATTACCTTACGGCAAATGTGGCGAAAGACTTGATTAGAAATCTTACGTCATATTATGCATTAGGATACCTACGTTATGACACGGTGGAAACGCAACACGCTGTAATTGCAATGCTTAGAAATTTCGGTGTAAAATAACCACGGCATACGCAAGGTGCCGTAACGAGGGCGAGAAAACATTATCATTGATAACCACGGTTGACTCCGCCAATGATATGGCCGTGAGGGAAAAGCGCGCCGTCCATCGTTGTGAATCATGTTGCACGTATGCTATTCTTAAGTCGTGCCGGTTCGGTATTCGTTCACCGGCACGACTTTTTCATATATGAAAGGAAAAAATAATGAATGACGAAACCACCGAGGAAAGGGACACCGCCGAACGCGATGACCTTACGGAAAACGAAGCGCACCGCGCTGGCGAGTTCGATGATTTGCGCGACATGCTGCGTAGCGTGCTGGACAAGGTGAGCGAGCTAAGCGACCGTACGGACGCAATCAGCGAAGGAATCGACAATATTTACGACAACGTCACCGATTTAGTCGCGCAAATGGTTGAAAACGGCGCAACAGTCAAGGAAAACGACGATGACGCGGCGGAAGCAATCGCGCAAGCGGCTGCGGAAGACTTGGAAAATCTCGACTACACGCTTTAATCGATAGGAGAAAATATTATGGCTGTAGACAATGCGACAATTTTGGATAAAGTGCGCACCAAGGGCACTGACGATTATCAGCAGCGTATTCCAAGCGCAACGCAGACAGGCGTGGCGAACACCATGCGCTACTTGTTCGACCCGATGAACCGCCAATATTTGAACGACTGTGTTTGGAACATGGTCAATCGTATCGGACTAACCGTAATGGCGCAGAACGCGCCGTTTGAAAACCCGTTGTCGATTTTCAAAAAGGAAAACTTGTACTGGGGTTCGACTGTACAGGAAATCGCAGTCAAGTGGATTAAGGCGCACGGCTACAAGGATGACGCGGAAGATTTGCTGAAAATGCACCGTCCCGAAGCGGCGGTGTGGTTCTACGAAATGAACCGCCGTGACCAATACCCGATTTCATGGACTGACGATGAATTGCGTCAGGCGTTCGTAGATGATTTCGGCTTGAACCGTTTCGTCGCGCAGATTATGGAAACGCCCCGTAATTCCGACAATTACGACGAAATGAACATCATGCTTGCGCTGATACGTCATTACGAACAGAATCTTGGCTTCTACAAAGTGCATCTTGACGCGGTGCCGAGCGACCAAACCACCGCCAAGACTTTGCTCAAGGCATTGCGCTCAACCGCTGGACGCATGCAGTTCCCGTCAACGCAGTACAACGCGTTGAATGTCACCGACATTCCGGCATACGCTAACCCGCAGCAAATGGTGCTGTTGATCGAGCCGGAATATCTCGCTTCGCTCGATGTTGACGCGTTGTCCGCCGTGTTCCAGCTGGACAAGGCCGACGTGCCGTATCGTATCATTCAGGTGCCGTCGCTTGGTATCGACGGTGCTGTGGCGTTGCTTGTTTCGACTGATTGGTATCAGGTGCGAGACACTATGTATGGCACTACGCAGTTCTACAATCCGCAAACTGTTTCCAACACGTTGTACTTGAATCACTGGGGCATTTATGGCGTATCGCCGTTTACGCCGTGCGCCTTGTTCACCACCGACGCGGGCACATCCATCAAGGTTGTGACTCAGACAGTAACCGGTTTCACGCTGACTCCAAGCACGGGCACCGTCAAGGCGGGCGATCTTATGCAGCTCACACCGAAGCTCACCGCCACCGTCGCGCCAACCGGCACCGCCATACAGGTGGCACCGAACGCGGCGACGTACGAGGTTGCGGCGAACCATGCCGCAAGCGGGGATGACACGCACGGTGCGGCGTTCGATCTCAACGTCAATACGTTCGTGGATGACCAAGCACGCTTGCATGTCCAGCGTGACGGCCTTGTGGCCGGTGACGTCATTACCGTGACGGGCACCGCCACGTATGTCAATCCGAACGGCGAGACTACGGAACATTCCGCAACATGCACGTTCACCGTCGAATAGTCTGAATCGACTATGGTATAAAATGAGTGGTGCTTCATGTGAAGCACCGCTCATTTTTTCATATAAGAAAGGGTGTGAAAATGGACTTCCCACATTTGCAAAACGCAACGACGTTCCCCGGCACGGACACGCGCGTATACGAGCAGTACCGCAACGTTTTCGATTACAATGTTTGGACACCGAACACTGTAATCAAGTTGTGTCATGTGAATTGGTATGATGATTATCACGACGTTGTTAAATTCCCCGATGACGTCGCACGAGACACGTGGTTTGACAAACTGGACGGCGAAACCGTCAAACTGACTACGAACATGTACATCGCACGCGCCGACACGGACGGCATAAAATTGCCCGTGCCTTACATGACGGCGCAACAATATAATTACATTGTCGTTGATTTTTCACATGATATTGTTAATGCGCCGTATCAGAAAACCGACGTGCAGACACGCTATCATTTTTTCATCGCTTCCGTGCGCGCGGAAGCACCGAACACGACAACATGCACGCTCATGCGCGACGTATGGACGGACTATATTAACGCCGTCACGATCAATGGTTTGTTATTGTTACGCGGGCACGCGCCATTGATGGAAACGACACCTCAAGAACTGTTGAAGAACCCACGGGCGAATTGCCGTGATTTTACGTTGCCTGATATCGATTATGGTAGCGCGGCATCGAATATAAGAAAAAGCACGCCGTTTAATCTGCAAAACGGCACAAAATACATCTGTTTGGCCACAACGTTTTCGGCCGAACAATTGCAAACCATGAGTAACGCGCGGGGCACGAACATTACGGACACTGACCCGACATACAGCAATAACGACGGTGTGGTAGCGGGTTTCTCGTGGGGTGCCGGAAACATTTCCACGGCAAACGTCACCGGCGCGGGCACGTCGTATAATTCCGTTGACAATCTCACTGCAAGCAACGTAAGCATGTATGCGCTCGAAACGTCCAAAATATCAGGCGATTATTTCGACACGCTTTTTGCCTATTATCCACATATCATGTCACAGATCACAGCGGTGTTCGTAGCCACCGCAAACATGATGCGGTTTAACAGCAGCGTAAATGTGAATGGCGTCGAATGGCATACAGTTAGCGGTACTCGTACGAAAATATCCGATATTAATTTGACAATCAACGATTTTGGTTATGCCAATGAATACGCCAAAATAACACGACTGTATCTTGCACCCTACGCATACCTCGAAATATCCGACAATCTCGGCAATAAAAGCCGTGTGGAAATAGCTGACTGCGGGCGGCTCTCGGTGCAGACTATCACATCCCTCAGCTATCCGATATTGCGACAAATCGCATGGCTTGACGGAATAGGCAGCGATGGTGATACGGCTATCAGCATTGACGCCATGAACGGGGCTAGCATTGCCGCCGACGTGCCGAACGCGGACGTGCTCAAAACACTCATATCGCACGACATACCGACTTACGCGCTGCAACGTCGCGCGATCGACGCGCACCGCGCCGACGCATACAACCGTGAAGTCGCGCAAGCACGCGAAAACGCCATTATATCGTACGAAAACGGCGCACGTATGACCAACGTTAGCCGTGACAACACCGCGCGCACAGGACAAACAAGCGTTGCGAACACCGCAACCGCCAACGGATTGCGCAACACGACAACAGCTAACGCAAATCAAGCAGCGACGGACATAACAGCGCGCGGAAATACCAAACTAGACAACGAACAGAAATATCAAAACGCAAAGATAAACGCCGATCTATCGGAAGACTTAGCAGTCGCAACCGCATCATATGTCACCGGCCAAGAACAAGCAGCAATGACCAACGTCACTTCAACTCTTGGTAGCCTTGCCACAAGCGCAATATCGGTTGGCGCGGGGTTAGCAGCAAGCGCGGCCACAGGCGGTGCCGCGCTTCCGGCTGTAATTGGCGCGGCAGCGGGACTTAGTTCCGGTGTAATAGGTGTAGGCACGTCAAGCTATAACGCGGCGATTGCGTTGACCAATAACCAACTTGTGTACACGGCGTCGAGCGATGCGGCGTCCAAAAAAGCAGCCAACGCGTTGGAATGCAACGCTGGACTTATCGCGCAAGCAAAAAGTTACGCCACGGATAGCACGCAACGTTCCAATCAGCTCAACACCGATAACGCTAATGCGTCCAACACGGCCAATGCGACAATAACGGGCGCAAGCGTCGCCACGGCGAACGCGAACGCTACCGCGTCACGTAATCAGAGTGTGGATAATGCTAAACGTGTCATGGTAAACACGCGTTCCAATGTGAACGCTGCATGGCGCGACTTGCTCAACCACACCGCGCAGCCCGTTGGCGCATATGGCGGCGACAATTTCAGACAGGCCACGGGGCTTGACACCATGACCATGAAAATCGTCACCGAAGACAACGGCGCGATCGCGGCGGCGGGCGATTACATGCTGCGCTATGGCATCGCAAGCAACAAACTTTACAGTCGGCCGTCGTTGACGCCTTGCAAGCATTTCACGTTTTGGCAATGCGCGGACATATGGGTTATCTGTCCATTTGCGCAAAACGAACAATTGCAGACGATCAGGGATATTTTCAGCAACGGTGTTACAATATGGACAAAACCCGAGGAAGTCGGCGGCGACTTCACACACGACAATCTATAAAGGTAGGAAAGTATGGGACGTAAACGCACGCATAAAAGGCCGTTGACCCGGGCGGAAATGGGCGAACGTGGCGCACCGGTGTGGCAGCAATCGCAAGCGCTCAACTCGCAAGCGTATTCGATGGCGTATTCTCAAATGCTGAATATTGCGCTGTCAAGGTTTAAGTGGTTGAATCTGCCGAAAACATGCGACGCGTGGTTTCTCGAATACAATCTATTGTATTTCGGTTACGCCACGATCGCGTTTCCGCATAGCAAACCGGGCGTGTTTTTCAGCACGCAAGCGGTGACTACCTCGAATTTCAACGTCTATTACAAGCCGAAGAAATGGGATAGTTACGGTATCAACGGGTGGCGTTTTCCGGTGAACAATTCCAATGGTGTTTTCATCTACGCCAACCGCGCCCGTACGCCACTCATTCCGACTATAGAATTTTTTGCGCATGAAATCGAAGATTTGTACATGACGCGGCGGCAGAATCGTTTCAATCAGAAAACACCGTTCATCCTTGAGGTTCCAGCCGGACAACAAACAGCGGGCATCAACGTTATCAAGCAAATCTCAGGCGGTGAAATGGCTATCATGGCGACACCGGGTTTCACCGATTCCATGAAAGCGAACGTGCTGAAAACCAATGTCGAATACATCGGCATGGAATTGCAGAACGATATACAGAACACTTGGAACGCGTTCTATCAATCGTTGGGCATTAAAAATCTTCCGTTGAAAATGGAACGGCAGACTGCCGACGAAATCAACGATTACGGAGAACCGACTGATCTACGCGCGCTCAGCGAATTGGAGGAACGACGTGCCGCGTGCGACATCCTTAACACAAGATTCAGAAAATATCTCAAGGAACCGATACAGGTTGTGTGGAACGAAGACAATGTTTCCCGCAACTACGCTTACTTGACGGACGTTGAAAGATTGAACGACGATGACAATGCAGAATGACATAAACCATTATCAACCGTGTGAATCGTACGACGATTTTCATGGCGTGATGACATACACGTTTGGCGAGCTGCTTGACGTGCCGGGCGGTGTTGACTGGGATAATGCCGCGTGGTCATGGCGGGACGTTGCCTATGATGACACGCAATACACGCGCTGCTGTAAGAAAATCGAAAACCGTTTCTATGACAGGGAGTTAGGCGTTATGCCACCGTCAAGATGGCGGCGGCACTTTATGCGTCTTATCCAAGAGATCATGCCGACGTTACGTCCGCTTTATGCGCTTGTAAGCAATAATCCTGATATAATTCTCAGTGATAGCGACATATGGCATAAAATGCGAACAGTCTACAGTGATTTCCCCGCGACGCAATTGGCTGAAAACCAAGACTACGCAAGCAACGCGACCGATAATCAATACGAGACTATCGCAAACGGTGATTTCATGGACAAAGTCAATCGCATACGCAACAGCGAATACGTCGATATTGACGTACTGCTGCTCGATCACCTTGAAACATGTTTTAGCCCATTATGGACGATAAACATAAACAATTATTGAAAGGATAATGCACATGTTTCCATTACTGCCGTTTTTCTCGGTATGGCCGTACACGCCCGCCATACCCGCTTTCTATTGGAACGCTAAAAGCCAAGAAGAAATAATAAAGCACATCGCGTGCGAAATCGATCACATAACGGCATATCTTGACGAAATCGTGACCGACATAAACAAAACATTGAAAGACTACGATACAAGAATAAAAAACATTGAAGCGCACATAAACGATTACGCAATTGCCATAGCACAACTGCAAGAACAAATCGAACACATAGGAAACACGCAGCTAGTATGGAATGTCACAAAAGGCGAATACACTGACAGTAAAACCGCGCTTCGTGATCTGTACCGCGAACTAACGGTATATGGCGCGCGTGTCACGCAAATAGCCGATATTAACACCGACAAACTAGCCGAACATCGAACCGACGAAACGGCTGCAATCGGCAATCTGACCATATTCGATGACACCACGCCACGTGTCACTAATCCAACAACCGGGGAACAATATCCACCGTTAGCATGAAAGGGTAAATCATGGTTAACACCACAAATTACGAACTGGAAAAGTACGAAGCGGGAAATTCCGCAAATCTACTTGACCAATACAACGCGTCAATGGATAAAATTGACGCTGCAATAAAAGGCGTCAGCGATAAAGCGGACCTAGCGCTGAACAATAACGTGTTACCGGCCGGCCTAGCCACATTCATAAAAGCGCTAGGCCTGACAGAAACTAACGCGCAAACACTTGGAACAACACTCAACCACATATTAAACCGCACCGGCACGGAAATATTCACCGTCACCGATCTCAGCAAACTCAAAAAAACCGCAGAGGGCTATCCAATCCCACCGACCAAGTAAAGGCATACAAACATGGCTACAGAAACACCGTTTTATCATCTGCCACTATACGAAACCGGCGATCTAGCAGACCTACGCGACGGATACAACGCGGCAATGCGCACACTAGATCGCGCGATTCACCAACTAAAAGTGCAAGAAGAAATAAATCACCCTACAAACCTACGAAAGGACAACTAACATGACCGACTACACAACCAACTTCAATCTAGAAAAATATCAAACCGGCGACGCGGCCAACCTCAATGACCAATACAACGCGTCCATGGATATTATCGACGATAACCTATACAAAATCAACACTAACGCAAACACTGCGGGCGGCAAAGCCACGCAAGCATTAGAAACAGCGCAAAACAACAACAAAAATCTAGCGGCGTTAGGTGTGACCAACACCACAACCGCAACACAGCTCAAAAACAAAATAGACACCACCGCTAACACAGCACAAAACAACAAATCAAACTTAAACGCGCTAGGCATAAACAGTGTTGATGCCGCAACCGCCCTCAAAAACAAAATAAACAAAAACAGTCAAGACATAAGCAAAAACAGTCAAGACATAAGCAAAAACAGTCAAAACATAAGCAAAAACAGTCAAAACATAAGCACAATAAACGCCACCATAAGTAACTACAAATACAATAGCGGATATATGGTAACGTTCGGTGACTCTTACGCAGTCGCAGCCACACCGCAAAACACGTGGCCGTATTGGTTACATCAATACATTCCAACACTAACACTCAAAAACTACGCAGTCAGCGGTGCGGGATTCAACGTAGACACACGTAAATTCATAAATCAAATAAACACCGCAAACACAGACACAACACTAGACAAAAACAAAGTAAAACTAGCAGTGCTAGCTGGCGGACGAAACGACATACTAAACTACGCCAACGCATATACCCTAATGCAAGCATGCGTAAATCAAATGATAACAATATTCCCAAACGCGCAAATACTAATTGTACCAATGCTCTACGATAATAATTATGTACCCGCTGATACCCGAGAAAAACTAGCCGGACTCACAAGTGGCGCGGAAAGGATAACCAATCATACACCGAACGCTGAAACACTCAAATTCGCCTACATATGGCTAAAAGGCGAAACGAATTGTGTCGGCTCGGATAGCATACACCCCAATCAACTAGGCGCGCAAACCATTGCAAAATACATCTATAACGGTGCATATCGCAATTACAAATCACGTCAAGAGGTGTACAAAACCAATTTCGGCAGTGCAACAGGTTTCATAACGCTTCAAGACGGCATAGTCACATATGATCTCATGGGCGTTGTTGACAACATAGGGTCAGGCCAAGGTGCTGACATGCCCGCATGGGCCGCAACATGGCACAATGTTTGGACGTGGGGCGTAAGCTCAGGAAACACCACCACGCCTCGCCTATACCAATTCCTAGGAACCAAAGTAAGCATGATGAACTCTACGGGACAAACAGGCAACACGAGCGTACACGCCACATGGACAGCATAAAACAAATATAAAAATAATAAAGCCGGTTGATATAGTACGATCAACCGGCTTTATTTTATATCAATCACCATTATTAACCGAAATAACATATTTACGACACCACGCAACACGACACACCACAACCGCACCGCGATACCACGCACACTTCCGC